GGGTACAACCCTGAAGACCCGCGCACAGGCCTCTCACCTTTGGAGACGTTGCGCAACATTCTTGCTGAGCAGTCAGCTGCTGGCAAATACCGTGAAGCCTACTGGAAGAACGCTGCCCGCATGGGTGGCATTATTGAACGCCCAGCTGGCTCACCATCCTGGAGCGACACAGCACGCGCGCGCTTCAAAGCTGACTGGGACGCTCAGAACACAGGAACCAACGCCTCAGGCAGAACAGCGATCCTTGAAGAGGGCATGAGCTTCAAGCCTTCAAGCTTCAGCGCCCGCGACAGCCAATACCTTGAAACTTTCCAGCTAACGCGTGAGGTTGTGGCGACAGCTTACGGCATCCCCATTGGTTTGCTTGGCCTTGGCTCTTTTACTTACGCTTCACTATCAGAGCAGCACCGTCAGCTTTACGCAGACTGCCTGGCTCCTTGGCTTGTACTTATTCAAGAAGAGCTGGAACAGCAGTTGCTGCCAGAGTTTTCAACTGATGCTGGCGTCTACTTAGAGTTCAACATCGACGCAAAACTGCAGGGCAGCTTGCTTGAGCGCGCTCAGATCTTCCAGGCTACAGTTGGCGCCCCTTACGTGACGCGCAACGAGGCCCGCGCCAAGTTGAACCTGCCGTCCATTGAGGGCGGAGACGAACTGGTGACGCCGTTGAACGTTTTGACAGGTGGCCAGGCGTCACCACAAGACAGCGTGCCGACAGAGAGGCTTTTGGAAACCCCAAAGGCTCTTGAAATAACCTCTCAAGTTATAGAGCCTGAGGCTGCCAAGGCTGTGACACCGCGACAGCGTGCTGAACGCATCCGGCAGTTTGTGGCAGCGCGGGACCGCAAGACAGAGAAAACAGCAGCAGTTATCAAGAAAGCCCTGGAGCGTCAGCGCCGTTCAACAGTGTCAAAGCTGGGCGCAAAGGCTGCCCCTGCCTCTGTGTTTGATCGCCGCCGCTTTGAGAAAGAGCTGGCAGCAGACCTCGACGCTGAGCTGACTGACGTAGCTGACACGTTTGGCACTGACGTCGCCAGCAAGTTTGGTGTGAACTTCAGCGCTGACGGAATGGAGAACTTCAACAAAAGACTGAGCAGAGGCGCCGCGCAGCAGTACGCGTTGGCGCTTGACGCTGCTATTGATGACGCCTGGGACGCAGAAGATCCAGAGGCCGCAATGGCTGAGGCTTTTGACGAACAAGAAACAAAGGCTGGCATTGTTGCCTTGTCGCTTGTGACAGCTGTTGCAACCACAGCCCGAGCTGAGGCAGCTGGCAGCGTCAATGCTTTCAAAACCTGGGTGGTCACAGCGCCAAACCCAAGAGCTAGCCACGCTGCCTTAGATGGCGTCACGATTCCTTTTGGTGAGGCTTTTTCAAACGGTTTGCGTTGGCCTGGAGACAGCAGCAGCGATGACGCAGACGAAAAAGCTGGCTGCACCTGCATGCTTGACTTTGACTTTGAGACAGGCGCCTAATGAGCGCACCACTTCAAAAAATAACCGCGCCAGAGTGGTTGAGGGACAACGCGCGGCGCGGCCTGGAGTGGTACGAGGACGGCCTGGGCGGCGATGGCCTTGTCGCTCAAACAATAAGTGACGCAAGGGCTATGGCCTCTGGCTTTGTCAGTGAAGAAAAAGCTGTGCGCATGGCAGCCTGGTTTGCGCGCCACATGGCTGACATTGAAGGCATCGACGCCGATGAAACAGATCCAACGCCAGGCATGGTGGCTCACGCTCTCTGGGGCGGCTGGCCACGCTCTGAGTCAGAGCGCGCACAAGCTTGGGCAGAGAGCAACGCAACCAACGCAAACGCAGCGGCTGTGACAACAGACGAAAAAGACGGCACCCATTCAACAGGAGAAACACACATGCAGTTCAAAACATACAACGCAACGCTAACCACAGACGCCAAAGCTGGAACAGTTGAGGCTGTGGTTTCTGTGTTCAACAACGTCGACCTTGTGGGTGACCGCATGATGCCTGGCGCTTTCTCAAAATCCCTAGAAGACTACCAAGCCACTGGGCGCACCATTCCTTTCGTTTGGTCCCACGACTATGACACCCCTGAGAGCTACATCGGCAAGGTTATTGAGGCCCGCGAAACCAGCGAGGGGCTGCACGTCAAAGCTGAGCTGTTTGACACGCCACGCGCCCAGGTTGTGCGTGAGCTGCTTGTCAACCGCGTTGTGTCTGAGTTCAGCTTTGCCTATGACATTGTGGACCAGCAGAAAGCTGCTGACGGAGCTAATGAGCTGCTGCAAGTCAAGCTTTTGGAGTGTGGACCTACCCTAAGAGGGGCTAACCCTATGACGCGCCTGATTGACGCCAAGGCCGCAGACGTACAGGCCCAAAAGACAGATGAACCAAAGCCAAGCCTGGCTGCTTTGCCTGACAACTACCGCACAGCGTTGTCTGATGACGTGCCAGAGGGCAGAGCGTGCGGAAACTGTGCCTTTTATGACGAAACAAACTTGAACGAAGCCGGAGACAAGGCTTTTTGTACCCGCTGGGACGATTACGCAGACGGTGGCTTTTACTGCAACGCCTGGCAGGCCAGAACAGACGAGGAAGACACCCCAGACGCTGAGGAAAACAGCGCGCCTGTAAAGTTGCAAGGCTCTAAAGCAGGCCGCACCCTCTCAAGCAAGAACGAAGCCAGCATCGCTGAGGCTTGTGACCTGTTGAAGCAGGCGCAAGACACTTTGACAGCTGTGCTAAGTTCTGTGCAAACATCCAGCACTGATGAGGTCAAGGTCGAGGAGCTACCAGAAATGGAAGCCAAGGCCGAGGAGCCAACAGTGGCAGATCCCAGCGCTTTGCTGGCTCTGTTGAAGCTTTACGCTTTGGAAAACTGACCCCCCAACCCTTACCCCATACCAAATCAGGAGAAATCATGAACATGAAAGACAACCTCAACCAGGCCCGTCAAATCGCAGAGGCTGCAGCTTCCGAGGGACGTTCCCTCACAGCTGACGAGCAGACACGCATCGACGGTGCACTTGGCGCCGCAAAGTCCGCAGCATCAGCCCGCGAACTTGCTGGAGCTGTTGAAGCAATGGCCGAAGAACTTGGCGCACCTGCTGCACCAAAAGCTGTGACTGGCTCACTTGGAAAGCGTTTCGTTGAAGACCCAGCAATGGTTGCTTGGATCAAGTCAGTTGCCGGAAATGGCATCCCTGACTCAAAGGCCATCCTTCACAGCCCTGCCATCAACGTTGCCGAGAACATCAAGGCTTTGATCACTGGAGCAAGTGACACCTCTGCTGGTGCTCTTCTGTCAGCTGACTTCCGTGGCCTTGTTGATCAAGTTTACGGACGTCGCTTGACGATCGCTGACCTCATCACAACTGGCAACACAACGTCAGACAGTGTCGAGTATGCACGCATCAGCAGCACCACAAACGGTGCTGCACCGATTGCAGAAGCTACAGCACACACCAGCACTTATGGCATGGCGCCTGAGTCCGCAATGGTTTTCGAGCGTGCAACCGCACCTGTTCGCGAAGTCAAGCACTGGTTGCCTGTGACTTCACGCGCAATGGCTGACGCGCCAGAACTTGCTTCACTCACCGACGCTTTCTTGCGCTACGGTTTGGCCGAAGAAGTTGAAGACCAGGTGCTTTCAGGCAACGGTTCAGGCGAGAACATGGAAGGCATCTTGTCAGTTTCTGGCACGCTTTCACAAGACTTCGACACCGACATCATCACGACATTGCGCAAAGCAATGACGCAGGTGAAGGTTTCAGGACTTGCAACACCAAACGCCATCCTCATCAACCCAGCAGACAACGAGTACTTTGACCTGCTAAGCGTTGGTGCTGCTGGCTACGTGTTTGGTGGACCTGCAAACTCAGCACAACAGACCTTCTACGGTTTGCCACGCGTTGAGTCCGTTGCTGTTCCTGTTGGCACTGCCATTGTTGCTGACTGGCGTGAGGCTGTACTTTTGAGCCGCGCACCTGTCACTGTTCAAATGAGCAACCAGCACAGCGATTTCTTCCTTCGTGGCCTTGTGGCTGTGTTGGCAACTGCACGCGCTGCATTCTTTGTGCGCCGCCCAGCTGCTTTCTGCATCACAAGCATCACAGACTAAGACAACAAAAGCGAGAGGCAGGGGCCTTGCGGCCCCTGCCTACCTTGCTGAGAGGGCTGCATGAAAATACCAAAACCGCTTGAAGTTGTTGAAGTGCGCCCTGGTGTGTTCATGCGACTTTCGCCTGCTGATGCTGCTAAGTTTGTAAAGCCTTCAGAGACCAAGAAAGCTGTGAAGCCTCAAAACAAAAAAGGCAAAGCAGTGGCTGACAAGGCTGTTGAGACTGACAACGAGGTTGAAACTGACGAAGAGGTTGAAGCGTGACCGCTCTTGCTTCTGTGTCTGACCTTGCGAGCTACGTTGGCCGCGAGATCGCAAACGATGACGCAAGCGCTTTGTTGGCTCTTGAGTTGGCCTCAGGTGTTGTGCGTGAGTACTGTGGCCAGACCTTGACTTTGGTTGAGGACGATGAGGTGACTTTGAACGGCAGTGGCACACGTGTGCTGTTGCTTCCTGAGACGCCTGTGACTGACGTTGCAAGCGTGACAGTTGAAGGCGTCGAGCTTGAAGCTGACTACTGGGACTGGACTTCTGACGGTGTCATCAACCGCATTGGCACAACGTTGCCGCCAGTTGAGGGTTCTGTTTTTCTACCAGAAGCCCCACGTTCTGTTTTGTGGCCTACTGGCGCGCGCTCTGTTGTTGTGGTTTACTCACACGGCTTGTCTGAGGTTCCAGCAGCTGTCAAAGCTGTTGTGCTCTCTGTGGCGTCGCGTGTGCTTGACAGCCCTTCGTCCGTGAAGCAGGAGAGCATCGGCGCTTACTCTGTGACTTACACAAACGGTGCCCCAACGCTGCTTGACAGTGAGATTGGTTCCCTTTCCAGATACAGGCTGAACTGACGTGAGGCGCTTGCTGTTTCAGCAGGCCAGTGTTCAACGCAACCAGGCCAGCGGGGTTGACAAATACGGCAACGCCACCTTGACCACAACGGTGCTGGGTCCTTTTGCGTGCCGATTGGAAGAGACTGGCAGCACAGAGAAACTTGACAACCGCGAAGCTGTGATGACATCAGCCACCCTTTTTGTTATGCCTGAGGCTGACATTCAAGCTGATGACACTGTGACAGTTGATGGCGTGATTTACAGGGTTGAGGGCGATCCGATCAGACGCTCAGGGTTGAACAAACTGCACCACATTGAGGCGCGTTTGATGGTGGTGCGCCCATGAGCACCAAAACAACAGTCAAAGTCGACTCTTCTGTAATGCTGCAAGCCATTGCACGCTCTACGCAGATGAGCGCCGTGCTTTTGGTTGAAGCTCAGAAGATTGCAACAGCTGCAAACCAGCTGGCCGCCACAGAGGTGGGCCAGGTGACAGGTGGCTACGCTGGCAGCTTCAAAGCTACCGTGACAAGCGCTGATGCAGTGTTTCAAGCTTACAACAGCTATGACCGCCGCAAGGGCCGCAAGGGCAGCTTCTCTCCCATTATTGAGGGACGTTTTGGTGACAATGCTTACCGTGGTTCAGTTGGCATTGCCTATGCTAACTACCTGCCAGCGCTTTTCATTGAGGTTGGGGCCTACAACA